CCTTGTAGGTGCTATATGGTGCAGAATATGGTGAAGTACCGTTTGGAAAATACACTTCACGTAAATCAGCTTTTTTTGCATCATAAGACTTTTTGATTATATCCCTGATTTTATGATATTCGTCATCATGCTCTTTAAACAACTTTCTGACTTCATCACTCATATCAATAGTTTTTTGGGAAAATGCATTTCGCAAACCCTTACAGGTTGTACTGAACCATTCATTTCCACTACGTGCAAACAAGTCAATCAAATGCATTTCTTCATGAAGCATAGTATTGATTTGCCCTGCAATATTATCCCCTGTCAACTTAGGAATAACAAGCTGCACATCTGCAAGCTTACCTGACGCAATATAAGATTTAGTTTTTACAGCATGGTTCTTTCCATGTGAAATTTTGAACGGTATTCCTTGTTTTGAAACTGTGTCAAGTTTACCAATTCCTTTATAAACCCTTATTACATCAGGATTTGCACCTTCCAAACCATTGACATAATCAATCATCTTTTGGGTGATTTTCTTTTCTGACTTTTCAGTAAAAGCTTTGGGAAAATCGGAAAGTTCCAATTTTTCTACTTTTGCCTTTTCCTGTTGCTTAATTACTTCATCAGCCTTCTTCTTAAATTCATTATAACTTTTTGCAGGAACTTTTACAAGTTCGTTGCGGTCACCATTCCATTTATCATAAAATTCTTCATCTGATAAAGCCCATCTTGCACGCTGCAATAAACAACACCTGCAATTACAATCTTCTGAAGCTTTACCAAATCCACCGGGATGCATAGCTTTCAAATCATCCACTTCAAACGGTTCTTCAACTTCTCTGATCTGACCATCTAAAGCAACGTGATGTGGTCTTGTAGCACCGTCAAGAGTTGAATCCCACTGTTTTACTACATCAGCCCCTTTTGATTTTGCCCGTTGCTGACAGTGTAATGTAGATTCTTGCTGAACCCTGTGACCTTCTGTACGTGCTATCAGAACCCCCCTGTTGTATGCCTTTTTGAAAGGGCTATTCATACCATTTGCAATGTGTCCGGCTATTTCATTCCAAGATGAACCGTTGCTGATTCCTCTTGACAATTCAGCCTTGATTGATTTTTTCAAATAGTCTACATCTTCACCCAAAGAAGAATATAAACCTTTAGAAAGTTTTGCATCCGTCTGAATTGCCCTGACAATTTCATCCTGATTCATAGGAAAAATCAACGGAATCCCTTGCCCCTGTAAATCATACAGTGTACCAAAGAACCCTGTTTCATAACATCCGGTAAGGTAGTCAGCTATCGTGGTGAATGATTTGGTGTTCAGGTCATTCAGAACACCATCAATCTGTTTTTTCACCGCTTCCTGATATTGTTTTTGATAGATGATTGACTGTAGATTTTCCATATCAGTTCTTGAAGATAATTCACGAATTTTCGCTTCACAATCCTTAGAAGCTTGTGTGTATACCTGCTTTAACTGTCTAATCACCTTTGCTTCATCATTGGCTTGTATTTTCTGAACTTCAAGCTGTCTTTTGTTCACCTGCACCACCGCCTTCACCATCAGGAACAATATTGTTCAACACTTGCTGAACATTTTGAATTTGCTTTTCACCATCCACTTCATTAATTTTGGCTTTTACTTCTTCATAATCTAAATCCAAAATTTCACAGATAGCTTTTAGAACTGTATCTGAATCAAGGATGTTTGCAGCAACCATCAAGTTATTTAATAACTGACCCTGTTTCTGTGCATCCGTCAATTCAATCTGTGCGTTGTCCTGTGCATTGGTCATCACTTCTCTGTCGAACTGTAAATATACATCTGACATAGTATAGTGTGTATCAAGTGCTTCATTGATTTCATCCAAAACAATCTGAACCATTTTTCGTAAAAACTGTTTTAACCGGATTTCAAGTTTATTAGATTTCAAATCAAGTAAGGCATAGCGTGACTTAATTACAATGTTTGTAATATTACCATCACCAAGTTGTGCTGAATTAAAGCCCATACCAAAACGATAGATATTTTTTTCATCAAGATTAAGCTTTGCTTCCCTTGCCTGATACGGAATATCAATAGTTTTAATATCCACACCGCCATCAGGTGAAACACCAATGTGTTTCTTCACCTTAATGTTTTGAATCATTTCATCAAGGTCAGCACCCTGAAAACCTTTTACTACATAAATACCTTCTGCAACATCCTGTAGATTATTGGAAAGCCCACAAGCCATTAAATCATAATCATCAATCAAATCTTTGATTGGTTTAAGACCGGATACCTGTTTACGGTTGTTATCCAATCGGAAGAAAGGAATGAAACCATAACCACCATTACCTTCATAGTAAAGTGCGTCATCACCTGTCTTAGTATAAGTGATGTGTGGTCTTGGGTTTACATCTACAGAAGAATCAAGTTCAAGTTTTCCTTCTTCCTTCTGCACATAGTACCATGTTTGGTTAGCATCCCAAACTTGAATTCTTTTGATTTCAGTTTGACCCTTATCTATTCTGTCAATGTACCAATAAATGACGTATTCACAACCGTCATCTGTATCTTTTGCCCTGACTTCAACTACACCCAAAGAATCAGCTGTCATGAATTTGGTTTTTCCGCTGTTGGATTTATACGCATACATGTGTTCAAATCCCTTTGCAATACATCCGGTTAAACATTCCTGTAATTCTGCTTTGAAGTCATCACCAAAGTATTCATTCAGCTGTTTCTGCAACGCTTCATCAGCTGAACGCACAAAAGCATCTTCACCGGATAACATATACTGCACCTGCTGATCTACCAATTCTGTAAAGAAAGGGTGTGCAATCTTGATATTACTTCTAAGCTTATCTTCCTGCAACTTACCATCTGCATCAACATAATACATTCTGTACTGTTTTATATCATGCTCTGCTTCATAGTAAGCTTGCCCTTTTCTTGCGAACTGTTTCTTGGTTGATAGTTTGTCATCACTGATAAATTGTAAAATTTCCGCTTCTTTCAGCACGTTTTCCACCCTTTCTGTTTGACATCAACATCAACATTTTGTATAATAATCGCATCTTATCCACAATATGTTGATAAACATGTGGAAAATAAAAGAACTGTCATAGGGGTGACGGTTCTTTTTTTATGCTTTTATTTTAAACATCCAAGTTCATTGAACAATTTGAACAGTTTCGGAAACTGAATAGCAATCCAATTTACAAGCTGTTCATTGTTGCTATAATCATCAAGACCGCTTTCAGAAAAAGCAGCATGAATGATTTCGTGTCTAAGCACTTCATTGTAACGCTTTTCCCTTTCCTGATCAGTACAATCTTTACACAACATTTCCTGAACAGGTCTGATTGATATTTTTTTGAATATTCGGCACATAAACCGTCACAATCTTTATCAATGATTGATTCATCCTGTTCAAGTATATATTCTGTACCCAAAATGTTTATTGTGTTCATACGATTCCTTTCTAATACAACCATGTGTTAGGCTCATACATTGCAAGTGATAATGAATCAGCGGTATCAGGTGAACCAATTCCACGTTCCTTCATTTCCTTCTTTGTTTCCAACTGAATCTTACCTTTGGAAGTCATGTGATATTTTCTAACACTTAGCTGCTTAATCAATTCTTCATCATTCGGAAGTTCAATTTGAACATCCGCTTTCCCTTGAACATTGTTTGAAAAGTTAAGTTCAAGAAGTTCTTTCAAATGCCCCCACAGCTGACAACCCAAATTGAAATAATAATCATCTGATGCTTTGTCACCATTGTTTACAGGAATTACCCTGTAAGGAAGCTTTTCTTCTCTGATAACTTCATTCAAACGGTCTGTTACACCGCCACCAACACCGGAATCATCCACTTTAATGATACAATTCTTCAAATGTGGGAAGCGTTTCATGTATTCTTTGCAGCAAACAATCACATTTCCTGCGGTTTCCATGGTGCTTTTTTTACTGTACTTTCTAAATTCATACACCTTTGTGCTAATTCGTGGTGTTATGACGGTCTTATCATCACCGAACCTTGCCACGTCTACACCAATATGTAATACTTTGGATGAATTAACATCTTCTTGTTTAACATGATTGTTTTTAGAACAGGCAAGTTCAACTGTTTCCAAACTGATGAAGCTGTCAAGTGCACCCTTTGGGAAATTACCATCAATTCTAACCCTAACAACATCTGAATCTTTACCATACTTGGATTCAAGCATTTCAATATTTTCTTTAGATGTTCGTTTTGAATCCCTGCTTGAAACAGTATGGGTCTTGAATTTATCCCTATCCTTATTGAACGCATCATAAAACACACCATCAATCCGGTTAGGGTTTCCCATTAACAAAAGCTTATTGTCAAAACCTGTCAGTGTACCAAGTATGGCTTCCATGATTGGGTCAGCTACACCGGATGCTTCATCAACCACAATCATCATGTGATCTTCATGAAAGCCTTGCATATTTTCAGGTTTTGTTGCTGTTTTAGCTGTAGCAAACCATCTTTCTGAATCACCCACCATATAAACCTTCGTTTTAGTCCACGTCAACAGGTTCTTTACTTTGGATGATTCTAACCATTTGGATATTTCAGCCCACAACACATCATACAGCTGTTGCATTGTAGGTGCTGTTGCAATTACCTTTGAATAAGGTCTGCACACTAAAAACCAAATAATCAATCCGGCTTCAAGTGCAGTTTTACCTACACCCTGACCGGATTTAACTGCGACTTTCGGATTTGTTGCAATATCAACTGCAACATCAGCTTGCCAATCATCACAATCCATATCAAGCATATCTTCCAAGAAAGCAACAGGGTTATCATAATAGATTTCCAAAACATCAATCAGTTCTTCCATCTGCCTGTTCACCCCTTCGCTTTGCTATTGCAATAATAGCAGCTTTCCAATCCTGCACCTGTTCTTTAGCATCTGCCTTACTTGCACCTTCTAATTCAAGATAGTCTTTTATCATATTCTTTAAAGAATCAACAGCTTTACTTTGTGCTTTCAGGAAGTTTGCTTGTTTATCCCAAGCCTGTTGAACTTCCCATTGTTCACCTGTAACTTTGCCATCTGTGAAACCTATCTGTGTAGAAGTGCGGTCATCCTTATCTTTTACATACATAATTTGCTGTGACCGGATGATTGCAGCATACTGAATCTGAATAGCATCCCAAATCAAATCAAGTGGGCTTTTATCTTTGATTGCTTCAATAATATCCAATGAATCTTTCGGAAGATATTTTTGAAATAGTCCATGCTTGACTGCATTGCTGTTCTTTTCAGGTGCACCTGCACCTACCGCATTTGTATTATTTAGGGGTGCACCCCTTTTTTTCTTTTTGGGTGCACTCTTTTTTTCTTCTGACCAATGGTAACGCTTTACCCATGACTTCAAAGTGTTCAAAGGAAGGTTGTACTTTTGAACAATGTCCTTCTGCTTCATACCGCTTAGATAATCAGCTTTGACCTTTTCCTTATCCACTTCATTCAACAATTATCACCGCCTTATTTGTTTGTTTTGGAAAATTCAGCGGTCATGCTGAACTGTTCATTTTTCAATTAACTTACAAAAATGCGGTAAAGGTAGGAGGTCTACAGAAGAAAGCAACTAATTCTGTATATGAAAACCCTTTACCGCATAACAAAACCCCTTGCCTGACAAAAACAAGGGGTTTTTTCAAAAATTCTTAGGTTATAAAAAATTATATAATTTTTTATAAGTACACTATACTACACGAACAACATGACAAACAATGACAAGTTTATAAAATTTCTGCAATGTGTTGAACAGCTGTTTTATGCATCCGGTAAATATGCCTTTCTGAAACACACATTTCCTGTGCTATCTTAATCATAGGCATATACTGAAAATACCTACAATACAACAGCCTTCTTTCTTCAAGGTCATCAAGCTTATCTATTGTGTGCATTATATCAGCTTTAGTATCAACAAAATCATCAATGTCTTGATTTATTTCTGCACACAGATCAGCAATTTTAGCACAGCAATCACCTATTTTGTCACCGCTTCCTGATGTTTGCACACGTTCAGAATCAGTATGTAAGGCGGTGCTGCTTGCAAGACTACGCAAAGAATCAATCTGTTCCTGCTTCTTTGTAATCATATTATCTATATCTTCTACCTTACACAGATATTTTACAGCTTTGCTATAAGCTTTCTGTTCCGGTGTCATTTCTTTCTGCATTACTTCAACACATCCTTTCTTTTTTTGTGGTTACAGTTCAAGTTACAGTTAAAAAATAGAACTGTAACCGTACAAAAACCTAGAAAACATAAGGCTTTGAATGGTGCGGTTACAGGTTACGGTTACAGTTGATGTATATATTCTTATATATTTTATTTTTTATTATTAAAATGATAATGAAAAAATCTAATTATAAAGAATATATGTTTTAACTGTAACCAACCGTAACCGCCTATAAAATCAAGGCTTTCAACCGTAACCTTTAACTGTAACCTAACCGTAACCAACCGTAACTTTATAAAATAACCACCACTTCTACAACACCACAACCACCATCCTTTTTGTTGGTAGTGGCTTTCTGAATACGTTGCTGTGTTCTGTGAATCTTTTCTGTATACAACTGTTCTTTTGCTTCATCCGGCATCTTCAACAGGTGTGCAAGTTGTTCAATCATGATTTGAACATCAACCAATTCTTCACACAGATTTTTATAAGCCTGTGATGGTGTCATGGCTATGGGTTGACCATTACCCATAGAACGCTTAAATTTGTTGATTGCTTGAATCAATTCACCACATTCTTCTGTTGTCTGATTCAACTGATTATCCAATCCGTAAAATTCAGCGTTTTTCTTATTCTGTTCCTGTACCTTACTGATCATATTATTTGTACCGCCTTCCTGATGATTTATGTTCAAATTCGATTCTTCCAACTATAGAAAATCCTGCAAGTGCAGCAATATCCCTGAAAGCGTGCACCAAGGTGTGCACCTGTTTTTCTTCGTTGGAAATTGTCTGAATGGCTTCCGTTGCAGTTGGGTCTGCATAACCTTCATGATTTCTATTTTTCATGTAAAACCCTTTCTTTGAATAGTTAATTTCAAAATAATTTATCTTCATGTTTCATATATACTGATGCAGAGTAGATTGCGTAAACACCTAACATCACTAAACCAATAACTACTGCACCAACACACACAACACCAATAATTACAGCTTTCATTCAATCACCCTTTCATCTTTTCATAAAAATACGCACCGCCTTACCATTTATCTTCTTAACCACCGTTTCAGTGTTCAGTCTTTTGTTCAACTGTTTACTGAACACGATATTTGACATAGGTTGCATACTATTTTCAGCACAAAAGACTGTATACATCCGGTACACATCACCAACAGATTCATTAACAATGTACTCTTCACCGTATTCTGCAAGGAAGGCAACAATAGGATTGTTTTCTTCCTCATATTCAGCAACCTGTTTATCAACTTTTTCTGATTTCGTGAATTCCTGACTTGCAAGCACTCTTTTCAATCCCTGTATTCCAAGGGCTATCAGGTATTCAATAGAATCCTGACTAATCAGCTTATATTTAATGAATGGGTCATAATCAGGGTCAGCTTTTGAAAAAGTTGCATTGAATGGTATGATGACCAATCTTCTAAGCACCGCACCTGTTTTATCCTTCATTCTTGGAATATCATTTGCACTGAATAACAGCTTGATAAATGGGTTAAATTCAAATGGGTCTTGTCCTTTTCGCTCTGCTTTAATTCTGTTACCTGTGACTACTTTCTTGAAAATTGCCACCTGTGACCCTTGTAGAAAATCATCACCAATATCATCACCAATGTTTGCAAGCTTACCAAACATCATTGATGTACTGAAACGGTCACCTAATTCTTTCAGATCTAATGCACTGATATTTTCATCCCCCAAGATTGCCTTCACCAAATCAAGAAATGTACTTTTACCATTAGATTTATCACCTGTCAGAATGAAAGCCTTTCCTAATTCATTTCTTCTGTAAAAACAGTAACCAATACATTCTTCCAGAAGCATCCTGATAGCTGCATCACCACACGAAAGCTTGTTCAATGTTTTTTCAGTTAGTTCATTGAACGCTGTTGGGGTATAATCCCAAGGGATTTTGTTGGTGACAACTATTTCCGGTGAAAAGTCAAGCATCCGATCATCAACCACATCATAAATACCATTCCTGAAAGCAATATAACGTGCATCAGCAGGTTGTATTTTTTCACAAATCAGGTTCATATACTTCAATACTTCTTTACGCTTTGCGTCAGATAAGTTTGGTATGTGCTTAATCATAGCAGCTTCGATTTCTCTATAACCGTTTTGATAGATACCGTCTTTGTAAATGTGCAAGTTTCCATTGATGGTGACGATATGCTGTGTATTTTTCATATATGTAGCAAACTTATCAAATAAAAACTGTGCACCGTTAAAAAAGATTGGTTTTTTGAAAGCGTCATCTCTAAGAATTACTTCAAGTTCATCATCTGACAACGGTTCAGGTAATACGAATTGATTTATTAACCTGATTGCTTCCCTTGTTTCTTCAACTGTGAAGTCATTACTTTGCAAAGTAAGGATATAATTGAATAATTCCTGATTTCTTCCATCCCCTGCCTGCATGGTTAAGAAGTCAAGCTTCTTTTTTCCAATAGGGAAGAAATACTTTGGAACTTCCTGATATTCAACCCCTTCTTCAACATCCCATTCAATGAATCTTTCTTCACCATTTACTTTCAGAACTTCGTATGAATCTACAAAACCAACTTTAATATCAGCGGTCAAACCTACAGCTAAAGTGCAATGCGTTCTACAATTATGCAGTTGTGAATTCTTAAAGATAAAATGTTTCCCCCTGCTTGTACAAATCACCTTACAATTAAGCTGCAAAGCTTCCACCATATTCATCATGATTTCAGCCTGTTCCCCATCATCAATATCAATGAACATGGTATCTTCCGCAAGGATTCCGGCAAACTCATGAAGATTTTTCACCTGCTCATAGGTCTTGAAGTCAGTTCTACCCTTAAACTTTTCGATACATTTTTTATCTCTGACTTCAACATATCCCTTATAAAGCATCTGATTCACCTTCCTTTACTTCTGATTTTTTCAAATTCCTTTGCGAATTTCTTTGAATACCTGTTCAAATACTGTTGAACTTGTTCAATTTCACTTTCTGAACATTCTTGAAAAATTAACTTCAAGATTTTTTTAATTTTCTTATCCTGATCAGCAACAGCTTTCTTAGTTTCCTCTTTTGAATACTCCATTACTGCACAATACCCACTGATAGGGTTGATAAGTTCTTTCATATTGATTTTCATAGTCCATGTAGGTTCATAACAGTGACCTTCATGGTGAATTTTTACTGTATATTCTTCAATCAACTACTTCACCCCCTATCCAATTCCAAAATCTTTCAAGCGTTTCCTTGCTAAATCTATGTACCATGATTTATCAAGCTTTGCCGGACATCCAACACCAACAACTGAATCATTGTAAATGAAACAATGTTCAGGGGTATTTGCAAACTTTTCAGGTTTTCCACGTTTTCCACCTGCTTTCAGAATTCTTCCATCATTCATATCATTGGAAGCAAATACCCTGTAAGATTTGTATGAATACCTTCTTGTTTTGTTGTATTCGTACCATGATTTGATAACTCTTACACCGGACTGACACAATGTAGCACCACCACATTCATGTTCTACCCATTTATAGTTATCTGACAGCTTAACAATCTTCTGAAACTGAATCAGATCATCACATTCATTTATGGTCTGTTCTACAGGTATTTTATTAACCATGTATTCAACCAACGCTTTGTTCAGGATAGGAAGGTCATTGTCAATACGTGACAATTCTTTTACATACGCACCTTTTCTTTCCACTCCACCATCAACATCAATCCATAAATAATTGTTTACGTCTTTTTGATAGATTTCGTTGATTGTGTCAAGTCCA